CAGGCGGAGCAGATCGGGTTGCTGGTGCAATCTGTCGTGCTGCTGTTGGGCGAAGAGCTCGGCACTCCACCGCCTGATGATGGTCCGGAGGCTGAAGCGACCCGCAGAGACCTCGACGGGGAACCGTACTGATGCCGACCAGGCCTGCCCAGCACCGCCCTATGGGCTGGAAGCCATACAAGGAAGAGGCCCGACAGGTGAAGCGCCGGCAAGCGCGACGCGCTTTGCCGACGAATTCGGCCGCATGGCGCAGGATGCGTGCGGCTCATCTGGCACGAGAGCCGCTGTGTCGGCACTGCGCGGAACTGGGCAAGGTCAAGGCGGCAACCGACGTTGACCATGTAGATGGCGACGACGCCAACAACGATCCGGGCAACCACCAGTCGCTCTGTAGGTCCTGCCACAGCGCGAAGACCGCGCGGGAGAACGGAGGATTCGGGCGGCCGGCGTGGAACCCGAACGGTCGCGACGCGTTCCACGGCGGAGGTCTCAAGGGCAGGGGGGAGGGCGAAAGTTGAAGCTGAACGCCGCACGATACGCGCCCCCTCTTTTGGTCGCATTTCCACAGAATTTGAATTTCGAGGTTGGCCCAGATGGCGAGGCACAAGCAGCCGGCCGAGCTGGCCAGGCTCAAAGGGGCCGAGAAAAAGAACCCCCAGCGCTACAAGAAGGTCGCCCCGACCACGGGCAAGGCACTCGGCAAGCCGCCGGGGCACCTGCCCGACGACGTGGTTGAAGTCTGGAAGGAACTGGACAAGTGCTCGCTGCCGGGGGTGTTGACCAGCGCCGACCGGTTCGTCATGGAGGTAGCCGCGTCGCTGCTCGCCGAGTTCCGCGCGAACCGCGCTGACTTCAAGGCGGCCAAGTACTCGCACCTGATCGGCTGCCTGGCGCGGCTCGGCCTCACGCCGGCGGATCGCCAGAAGCTCGGGACCGAGAAGCCCCAGGAGGGCAATCCATTCGACGAGTTCTGATGCATGACCCCGAGCGAATCTGCCAAGGCCTACGCACGCAGCGTGGTGGCCGGGAAGATTCCGGCCGGACGGTACATCATCCTGGCCTGCCAGCGGTTTCTGGATGACCTGAAGCGCACCGGCCCCGACTGGCCGTACAAGTACGACGCGGCAAAGGCCGATCGGGCGGTCAAGTTCCAAGAGCTGATGCCCCACACCAAGGGCAAGTGGGCGGCGAAAAAGCAGCGCCTGATGTATGAGCCATGGCAGCACTTCATTGAGTGCAACCTGTTTGGCTGGGTCCGCAAGTCCACCGGCATGCGTCGGTTCCGCGAGTCTTACGAAGAGATCCCCCGAAAGAACGGCAAGTCGCTCCGCCTTGCGGCACGAGGCCTCTACCTGTTTGCCGCCGACGGCGAGGCCGGTGCGGAGATCTACTCGGGCGCCACCAGCGAGAAGCAGGCCTTCGAGGTGTACCGGCCGGCCTGGCAGATGGTCCAGAAGATGCCCGCGCTGCGTGCGCGCTTCGGCATCGAGCAGTCGGGCAACCCGAAGAACCCCGGCTCCATGTTCGTCATGGAGGACATGTCGAAGTTCGAGCCGATGATCGGCAAGCCGGGTGACGGCTCCAGCCCACACGCTGCGCTGGTGGATGAGTACCACGAGCACGACACCGACCACATGGTCGATGCGATGCAGACCGGCATGGGCGCGCGAGAGCAGCCCTTGCTGGGGATCATTACCACCGCCGGGACCAACCTGGGCGGGCCGTGTTACGAGAAGCGGCGCGATGTGATCCGGATCTTGGAAGGCGAGGTCACCGACGAAACCATTTTCGGGATGATCTTCGGCATCGACGAGGGCGACCGGTGGGACGATCCGGCGAGCCTGCGCAAGGCCAACCCCAATTACGGCGTTTCGGTCTTCGAAGAGTTCCTGTTGGCGCAGCTGGCGCAGGCCAAACGGTCTGCCAGCAAGCAAAGCGCCTTCCGCACCAAGCACCTGAACGACTGGGTGGGCGCCAAGCTCGCCTGGATGAACATGCTGGCGTGGCAGCGGCAGAAGCGGTCCTTCGACCTCGACGACTTCGACGGCTGCCGCTGCTGGGTCGGCGTCGATCTCGCATCGAAGCTGGACGTAGCGGCGGTGGTGATGCTGTTCGAGAAGGACGGCTCTTTCTACGTTGTTCCGCGCTTCTACGTGCCGGAAGCCGCGGTAGAGGAAAACGAACGCTACCAGCTGTATGTGCTGGAAGGCCTGATGGTGGCCACGCCAGGGAACATGACTGATTACGCCTTCATCGAAGAAGAGCTGAAAGAGCTGGCGGCACGCGGAATTGACATTCAGGACATCGCCTTCGATCCGACCCAGGCCACCTACGTCATGACCCGGCTTGGGCAAGAGGGCCTGCCGGTGGTGGAGATGGCCCAGTCGGTACGCAACCTGTCCGAGCCGATGAAGGAAGTGGAGGCTCTGATCTTGTCCCACCAGCTGTGGCACGACGGCAACGCCGCGCTGACTTGGATGATGGGCAACGTGGTGGCGCGGATAGACGCGAAGGAGCATGTGTACCCCCGTAAGGAATCGAACGACAACAAGATCGACGGCGCGGTGGCGCTGATCATGGCTATGGCCCGCGCGATGCAAGCGCAGGACACCGGTCAAATTCAACAGGGCTTCGTGGTGATGGACTGATGAGCGCACAAATTGCACGCAACCGCTTGGACATTGCCATCGGTGTAGACCGTGCCGTCCGGGCTATGGCTCCAACCGCAAACGCGCTGACTGAGGGGGACACCGTAGTCTCATCCGATCTTCGGATGTTTGAGGTCTTCGGCAACCCCGCGACTGCATCTGGCGCTGTCGTGACCGACAAGACCGCGATGCGGGTGTCAGCCGTCTACAGTTGCGTGAGCCTGATCGCTGGCTCGATCGCACAGCTGCCGTTGCCGGTGTTCGAGCGGATGGAAGACGGTCGCCAGCGCGCCAAGCACGACTACTGGTGGATCCTGAACGAGCAATTCGGCCCGGCATGGTCCGCATCCACCGCTTGGGAGTTCCTGATCTCCCAGATGCTGTTGCGCGGAGACGGCATCGCCTACGCCACCCGCAACCGCAGCGGCACGGTAACAGGACTGATCCCTTGGCCGCGCGATCGGGTGACGATCTTGGAGCAGGAGCGATCCAGCCCCAAGGAACCACGCCGGCTGCAGTACACGTTCTACGACACCCTCGGCTACTTCACGGTGGACCAGGACGACGTGCTGCACATCCCGGGCTTCGGCTTCAACGGCGTGTCTTCAATGTCGGTGATTCAGTGGGGTGCCCGCAACGGAATCGGCATTGCCATTCAAGGCGACGAACACGCCGGCAAGTTCTTCAGCGAGGGCGGCAAGCCGGAGGTGGCGATCACGGCCACCAACAAAATGACGCCGGAGATGCAGGAGAGCTTCCGCGACGCCTGGGTGAAAAAGTACGGAGGCATCCAAGGGAACCGCCGCATCCCCCTGATCCTGACGGAAGGCTTGGACGTCAAGGAGCTGACCATGTCGGCCGTGGACCAGCAGTTGCTGGAATCGCGGCAGTGGCAGGTGATCGACATCGCCCGCGCCTTCGGCGTTCCGCCGCACATGATCGGTGAAACGACGAAGGCCAGCAGCTTCGGCACTGGCATCGAATCCATGGGGATCGGATTCGTGAAGTACACCCTGGGATCCCACCTGAAGCGGGTCAAGGACGAGTTGAACCGCAAGCTGTTCAGGACCGAGCGCTTCTACGTTGAACACAACGTAGACGGCTTCATGGCCGGTGATTCCAAGGCCCAGGCGGAGTACTTCAGCAAGGCGCTCGGCGGGCCAGGCGCCCAAGGCTGGATGTACGTCAACGAGGTTCGCCGCCTGAAGAACCTGCCGCCGATCCCCGGCGGAGACACGCTGTACCTGCCCACCGAGGCGGCCAAGCCGCCCGGCAACAAGAACGATCCCGATAGGACTGATGACGATGCCGATCCCGAAGCTACTGCAGCTCGCGCGTAACAACGCGAACGCCTCCAAGCCGCTGCGCGCCGAAGCTGGCGACGGTGTGGCCACCATCTACCTGCACGGCGTGATCGGCGGGTGGTGGGGCGACATCGACGAAACCGCCTTTGTGCGTGAGCTGGCCGCACTGGATGTGGAGACGATCCATCTTCGGATCGATTCCCCTGGCGGTGACGTGTTCGCGTCGCGCTCGATGATGACCGCGATCGCCCAGCACCAAGCGAAGGTGATCGCGCATGTTGATGGCATCGCAGCCTCTGCCGCGACCGGCCTTTGCATGGCCTGCGACGAGGTGGAGATCAGCCAAGGCGCTCAGTTCATGATTCACAACGCCTGGACGATCGCGATCGGCAACAAGTCCGAGATGTCGAAAACCGCGGAGCTGCTGACCAAGATTGACGCCGGGCTCGCCGGCGACTACACCCGCCGCTCCGGACAGAGTTCCGAGCAGGTTGTGCAGTGGATGGACGACGAGACCTGGTTCACCGCTGATGAGGCGGTGCAGCACGGTTTCGCCGACCGCGTGGTGGAGGTGGTGGGCAAGAAGGGCGCCAGCAACAGCTGGGATCTCTCTGCCTACAACAAGGCCCCGGCCGCGCTCGGGAAGCCCAAGAACACTGCGAGCGATGACGATGCCGCCATCGCCGCCCATCGAACCGGGCTTGATCGGCGCCTTGCGCTGCTCGAGCGCGCACCTGCGTAAGCGACTCCCGCCCGCAGTTCATCAGCCGCCGCAAGGCGGTTTTTTTTCGCCCAAAGGAAACAGACACATGCCCCTTAACATTCAGGCCGAGCGGGAGCGCCGCACCGCGCTGGCAAAGGAAACCCGCAACCTGCTGGACACCAGCACCGGTGACGGCAACACCTGGACCGCCGAGAACCAAGCCAAGTACGACACCAACATCGCCGAGATCGAGCGTATCGACGCTTCCATCGAGCGCCACCAGAAGGTCATGGACCTGACCGCGGACAACCACATGCGCGATGCCGGCGTGCGCGAGCACCAGGCGCCCGGCAACAGCGAGCGCCCGCAGGACCGCAAGCTCTTCGACAAGTGGGCTCGCGGTGGTGACAAGGCCCTGAGTGCGGAAGACTGGACCCAGGTCAATGCCGCGATGAGCGGCAACCCGAATGTGAACCCGGAACAGGGCGGCTATACCGTCCCGACCACGCTCGCAGCTCAGATCCTCGAAGCCCTGAAGGACTTCGGCGGCATGCGCCGTGTCGCGGACGTCTTCAGCACTGCCGGCGGCGAGCCGATGCAGTACCCGACCAGCGACGGCACCTCGGAAGAGGGTGAGGTCGTGGCGGAGAACCAGTCGGCGACCGACGATGACGTCGAGTTCGGCACTAAGGGCCTGGGCGTGCACAAGTACAGCTCCAAGGTCGTCACGGTTCCCTGGGAGCTGCTGCAAGACACGACCTCGGACATCGAGGGTTTCATTACCCGCCGCCTGCAGACCCGGCTGGGGCGCGTCACCAACCGTCATTACACCGTGGGCACCGGCGTCGGCCAGCCGATGGGTCTCATCACTGCCGCCAGCAACGGCAAGATCGGAACGGCGTCCGCCGTTCCGCTCATCCTGTATGACGATCTGATCGACCTCGAGCACAGCATCGACCCCGCATACCGCGCCAACGGTAAGTGGATGTTCCATGACGACATGCTGAAGATGGTCCGCAAGGTCAAGGACGAAAGCGGCCGCCCGATCTTCGTGCCGGGCTACGAGCAGGGCAACCCGGGCGGCGCTCCGGATCGTCTGCTGAACCGGGACATCGAGATCAACCAGCACATGGCCAGCCCGGCCGCTGGCGCCAGGTCGATCGTCTTCGGTGACTTCAGCTACTACAAGATCCGCGACGTGATGGCGGTGACGCTGTTCCGCTTCAACGATTCGGCCTACATCAAGAAGGGGCAGGTTGGCTTCCTTGCCTGGATGCGGACCGGCGGCAACCTGATCGACGTGGGCGGCGCGGTCAAGACCTTCCAGCACGGCGCTGCGGCGTAATCCAGCGCCATTGAATGGCCGGGCGGTCTTCGGGCCGCTTGGTCTGTATCAGGAGCAGGACCATGGCAAAACAAAAAACCCAAGCCCCGCCGGCTAGTGAAGCTGCGGTGGGTGAAGATCCAGCCGCAGTTGCGTCCGTCGCTGAAGTGCCCAACGCGGGTGGCGTTGCTGCCGTCACCACGCTCGGTGGCGACTCCATCGGTGGGCCCGACGGTATCACCGACCAAGCGACTAGCGAGAGCGCCGCCACCGGGGCGGCCGACGCGGTGGCGGTCGACGAACCCGGTCAGCAACACCCCCACGATGAACAGTCCCCACCGGCGCAGACGACCCTGCCGGGCGCGACGGTGCGCGCCTTGGTCCTGAGCGACAACGCTTTCGGGCGTTGCGGCGAGGTCCGGGAGTTCGAAGCCGCACATGCCGCCGCGATCGAGGCGGGCGGCTTCATCGACACCCATCCCAATGCCGTAGCTTCCGCTGAAGGGGATTGATCCATGCTACGTACGCGAACCCCAGCCACTGAAGAGCCGGTGAGCTTGGCGGAAGCGAAAGCGCACCTGGCTGTGATCCACGCCGCCGACGACACCCTCATCGGTGCCCTGATCGTAGCCGCCCGCGAGGTGGTTGAGCGCGCGACCGCCTACGCGCTGGTGGTGGCCAGCTACGAATGGAGCCCTGTAGGGGAGCGACGTGCGCCTCTTCCCATTGAGCCGGGCAGTGTCACCAGTGCTCCCGGTGAGTACCCCGTGCTGTTCGATACGGTGCCCGGGCCGGTGCCGGCGCCACTGCGGGCGGCGATTCTGCTGCTGGTCGGCGACCTCTACGCGAACCGTGAAGCGGGCATCACCGGCACCATCCACGTGGAGAACCCAACCGTGGGCCGGCTGATGTTCCCCTACCGTCGGGTGTTCCCATGAGGCGGGCGGGTAAGTACCGGCATCGCGTCACGCTGCAGGCATTCACCCTGGTGCGTGACCAGCTCGGTGGAGACAAGAAGGCTTGGACGGACTGGCACAAGGACGTGCCAGCGGAGGTCGTGCCGCTGTCGGGGCGCGAGTTCACCGCGGCAAGTGCCGAACATGGCCAGGTGACGGCACGCATGGAGTTCCCGTATCTGCCAGGTGTCCTCAACACCATGCGGGTGATGTTCGACGGCCAGGTGTACGCAATTCGCGCGGTGCTGCCGGATCCGACTGCACGGAGCCACATCAACCTCATGGTGGATGCCGGGGTGTCGGATGGCTGAAGAACCACAGCTGCATGGCCTGAAGGGGCTGCTGACGACCCTGCGAGGCCTGCCAGACGAGGTCCGTGGAAAGCCTCTGCGCACCGGCATGCGCAAGGGCGGCAACATCATCCGTGATGAGGCGCGCAACCGGGTGGTGAGGCACTCCGGCTTTCTTGCCAGCGAGATCGTGGTCCGCAGGGCCAATGCGAGAAACCGGCGCCGAGCAGGCGTGGGCAAGGACGGGGAGTACTTCACCGTCGGTGTCCGGGTCGGGCGAAAGGCCAAGTACTCGAACACGAAGCGTAACCAGCGCCTGCGCCGCGTTGGCAAGTTCTATGAAACGACGGGCTGGGCGCACTACTGGCGGCACGTTGAGTTCGGGACCAAGAAGATGGCGGCAAAGCCGTTCCTGACGCCGTCGGCGGAGGCTCGTGGGTCCCAGGCGGCCCAGGCGATCATCAACGAGACGTGGATCGCGATCACTCGCGCGCTGAAGCGACAAGGCTGGGTGCTGTGATGGTTCCTCTAATCCAATCGATCTTGCAGGCCAGTGGCCCTGTACGCGCGCTGCTGGGCGACCCGATTCGCGTGTGGCCCGGCGTCGCGCCCGAGGGCGCAGCGCTGCCCTATGCGACGTGGAGCGTCGTGGGTGGGTCGCCTGTGGCCCAGCTTTCCGACTCGCCGCCGGCGGATGGCTGGCGCTTGCGATTGACCGTGTGGGGCGCCGTCGCGAGTCAGGCCAGCGCCGCTGCGGTCTCCATCCGCGATGAGGTGGAGCGGCAGGGCAGCATTGAGTCCTACAACCCGATGCCCGATGACGACGATACCGGCGCCTTCGGCATTTCCTTTGACGTGCGGCTGCTGGCCATCCGGTAGCCCTCCAACATTGCAACCCCAACCGCCGGCGCCAGCCGGTTTTTTTTGTGCCCGGCGACCGGGCTTCACACAAGAGGTAAACCGCAATGGGCGTTTTGAAGTCCAAGCACACCCAGCTGTTCATCGCCACCGCGCTCGCCGAGGTCACCAAGGTGACCCGTCTGCGTTCGGTTGGCTTCCCCGATGGACAGGCATCGGAAATCGATGTTTCCGATTTCGACGATGATTGGGATCAGTTTGTTGCCGGCCGCAAGGCGACCGGCAGCACCACCATCGAGATCAACTACGACGCCGTGGACCACGAGAAGATCGAGGCCCTGCACACGAGCGGCGCTGTCGTGGACTTCTTGGTCACCGCACCGAAGTCTGAGACCGAGGGCGTAGAAAAACCCGTCGCAGTCAATGGCGTCATCACGCCGCCGACCGATGTGGTCTCCAAGCAGTTCAAGGGCTTCGTCCAGAACTTCGCCGTCCAGGTCGCCGACAACGACATCTGGAAGGCCACGATCACCATCCGTGGCTCCGGCGCCGTGACGACCCACCGTCCGGCGCCCTAGTCGGCGTAACGGCGCTCTCTCGGCCCACTTCGGTGGGCCATCTTTTTTGGCAGGGCGCGTGGATCCTCCGCGTGTTAGCCGTGCGCGGCCCGCGCGCCTTGCCGCCATTCGAGGAAACGGCCAATGAGCAAGACCAACGAAACCACCCCGACCACGACTTCTGCGGCCCCGCTGTCGCTGCTGCAGTCGTTCGAGGGCCTTGGCATGTTCGCTTCGCGCGACGTGCGGTCGGACACCATCGAGCTGCCCGACGGCAAGAAGGCACAGTTCTACGTGCGGGAGCTGCCGGATGCCGAGTTCCGCAAGCTGTGGCAGGAGGCGGATCGGTCCAAGCTGATCGCCGCGACCATCTGCGACGAGGACGGAAAGCCGGTAATGAACGTTACTCAGGCCGCACAGCTGAAGCCGCTGATCGCAGCCAAGTTGCAGCAGGTCGCAATGACCCACTCCGGCTTCGGTGATGAGGCCGAGAAGGCCCAGGCTGAAGCGGGAAACGGCTGAGGCAGCGCGGCGAGGACTGGTTCTGGCA